CATCCTCACGATACTGTAGACGTAAATCCTCCACCATCAACGTGGGGGAATTACGATCTGCTTTATATCTGTGAAGGAGTTAATTTCGTAGCAGGATCTTTTAATGTTCCTGGTGGACCTCAACCACTTCATACGGAAAAAATGAAAGCTATCGCAGATTTTAAAGGCGAGCTTAGATATTCCAACAGTATATTCGACTTCAATAAATTCAATCAAAGACTAAAGATCGAAGCTACTTTTCCAGAAACGCATAGAGTTTCTTTTTACAATACTTTTTTAGCTCACGGTTTAGAAAGTAGAAAAGCAGTTATTGGAGATTCTCACGCTTTATCAGTGTGGAAACCTCAACACACTTTAGATTTTACTGCTGGTAGAACTTTGCACGGATTCTTAAAAAGAGAAAGCATAGAACATATCAATAATAGATTTGACGAAGTTACTTTGTACTTTGGTAATATTGATTTGCGTTTCCACTTGATGAGACAAGAAAATCCACAACAGGCAACAGCAGATCTATTTAATCGTTACGTAGACTTCGCTAAACAATTAAAGAAAGCAACATTAGTAGAATTATTACCAGTAGAACATGAATCTAGAAAAATTCCTGGAACTGGTTTATACAAGAAACAACCTTTCTTTGGCACAAGATTAGAAAGAATGCAATTACGAGAAATCGCTAACGAGATCATCAACAATTCAGGATTAGAAGTAATTCAATGGCCAACAGAGTGGATAGACGAAGATGGCACTAAGATGCTAGATATTTTAGAGATGAAACAATCAGTGCATTTAAGACCTAAGCACTATCCTTATCTTACAGAAATCGCAAAATAATTATTATAAATAAAAAAACATGAAAAAAATCACATTCGTAGTAGTCGCTTTACTAGCAGTATTAACTGGTTGTAAAACAACAGAAGTAGAACAAGAAGTTAAATTAGACGAAATAGTACAAGTTCACCAAGGAGCTTTTGCATTTTGTGGTGCATCAGCAGCAGTTCCAACTGGTAAAACAATTATTGTTCAAGGCGTAGAATATCAAGAAGGATGCGCTATATGTCCAGTATTAACAGGACCTTCTATTTCTAATTTAGCAATGCATGGCTTTAGCGGAACTTACGGAAAATTTAACGTAGGACAAAATCCTCAAACTCCAGACGGCACTAACAATACAGTATGGTCTTTCTTCTGGTATTACGATTCAACAACTACAGTACCACAATTTGATCCAGCATCTAAAGAGTGGAAATTATTACCACCAGTAAATCGTTCATTTGTTATCAACTTAGATTCTCCAAGCACAAGCGAAAGTAATATGTTCGCAATGCCAGGAGTTATCTTCGATACAACAGATAATGGTATTGTACTAGCGAAAGTATACGGACCACTTAACGAAGCAGCAGTTCCATTACGTAAAGCAATTCCAGTAGAATCAGGAATGACGTCTATCACTGCTGCTAAAGAAGGATTCCCTTACCCGGTAGGAACGCCAGTGCCTATTAGTAATTTAAGTAAGGAACTTCAACAAGCTAAAAAATACTAATTAATGTTTTTAAACAAAGCAACTGATCAATCAAATTTAGACATGTCAGATGGTAGAGATTTAAACTACTATCTTGACATGACTAAAGATTATAAGCACGATTTTACTTTTACGGTAAAAGATATAGAAGGTTTTAAAGTAGTTGACGATGGAGAGTTTAAATTTGGAAGTAAAGCCAAAATGGCTGACTTCTTTATATCTCAAGTAAAAGAAGACGCAATGGTTTATGTTGCGCCAAGAACTGGTTACGCACCTTATTCTCTTTGTCACTTAGCAAAAAAATATAATAAGAAACTTTATCTTGTTATGCCAGCCTCTAAAGATGCATCAGAGCATCAATTAACGGCAATAGAAAATGGAGGAATTCCAATGTTCGTTAGAATTCCAGCTATGCCAACTGCAAATATTTGGGCAAAACAATTCGCACAAAAAACTGGAGCAAAGTACTTACCTTTCGGATTAAAGCACGAAATGGTGGTTGCAGGTGGAGTTAGAGTATTTCACGATAATTTTAAAGACACCGATATTGAAACTATGTGGTCTGTATTTTCCACTGGAGTTTTATCTCGCACCTTGCAGATCGCGCTACCAAAAACTAAATTCAATGCTGTGGCCGTGGCAAGAAACATTCAAGAAGGAGAACTTGGTAGAGCTAAATTCTACTCTCACGACAGAGCGTTCTTAAAACCTTCAAGGATACAGACTCCTTTCGATTCTATACAAACATACGATGCGAAAGGTTGGGAACTTCTAAAGCAACATGGGCAGCAAGGGGATTGGTTTTGGAACGTAGCAGGTAATATGCCTAAACCCACAATAAAACCTAGTGACATTGATTCAAGTCGCGAGTGGGGAGACTTTAAAGATTTTGAAAAGCACTACAAAGATTAGCTTTATTATTAGCCCTTTATTTTTTATATTTACTTCATGAATATACTATTAAAAGCAAACGAAATCGTATTCGAAAGAAACGAAGAAAAGGAGCGTATGTATGGCCCTTTTCAAGAAGGCATGCAAGAAGCAGCCAAGATTGCATCATTAATGTCGAGAAAAGAGATAACTGCAGTTGATATGTACAATTGCATGATTGCTCTCAAGTTATCAAGACAATCTTACAATCACAAAGAAGACAACTTATTAGATTGTGTTGCGTATATTGCATCACTAAATGACTATCAAAACAATGTACAGAATGAACATTCAAAAGACAAGAGACGTAAAAACACCAAGTAGAGGTACAAGCTTATCAGCAGGTATCGACTTCTACGTACCAGAAGATTTTCAAGAAACTACTATCCACTCAGGAGAATCAGTTTTAATTCCTTCAGGTATCAGAGCTCACGTTCCTCAAGGATATGCATTAATTGCATTTAACAAATCAGGAGTTGCGACAAAACAAAATCTTTCAGTAGGAGCATGTGTAGTTGACGAAGACTACGAAGGAGAAATTCATCTACACTTAATCAATACAGGAAGAACACACACAACAATCAAACCTGGACAAAAGCTAACTCAATTTATTTTGATTCCAGTAAGTTATATGGACGTACATGTATTAGAAGAGTTACCAGACAGAAACACAGAGCGTGGAGCTGGTGGATTTGGATCAACAGGATTATAATGAAACAACAAAAGTTAGATAATACATTTATCAACATTGCAAAAGAAATAGGAACTTTATCGCACTGCACCAGATCAAAAGTAGGTGCAGTGTTGGTGAAGGACGGTAATGTAATAAGTTTTGGGTATAATGGCACCCCTGCTGGAATGGATAACTGTTGTGAAGAAAATAATGTCACTAAAGACGAAGTTATTCACGCAGAAATGAATGCCATATTGAAAGCTGCAAAAAGCGGTAACGCAGTAGACGGTAGCACCCTGTACTTAAGTTTATCTCCGTGTCAAAATTGTTGTAAATTGATCATTCAATCAGGTATTAGTCGAGTAGTCTACTTAGAAGATTATAGAGACATATCGCCTGTTATATTTTTATCTAAATTTATACAAGTAGACAAACATGTTATATAAAAACGCCACAGAAGCATTCGAAATATTATTCGTAGATATCATGCAAACAAACGAAGATTTTGCAGGTACTAAAGCAGTATTCAACGAAGTGTTTACATTAGCAAACCCTAGCGATAAAGTAGTTACCACACCACAACGTAAGTTCAATGTTGATTATGCAGAGTACGAATGGAATTGGTATCTTAAAGGAGATCGTGACGCTACTGAAATAGCAGAGCGCGCTAAGATTTGGAAACAGATGATGGTTCCTGGTACTACAGAAGTAAACTCTAACTATGGTTACTTTTGGAAACTAAACGATCAGCTACAGAGAGCGATCACAGAATTAAGATTCAATCCTCAAAGTAGAAGAGCAATTGTAGTTCATTACGATATACACGAATTAGATAGATATAAGTACGATACACCATGTAACGATATACTTAACTTCTATATCAAAGATGACAAGTTACATTTAAGCGTATTTGCAAGATCTATCGATCTAGTATACGGATTCTGTAACGATCAATACACATTTGCTAAGTTAATGGAAATGGTAGCGTTTCAGTTAGAAATACCAGTAGGAGAAATGCATTGGATGGTAACAAACTTACACATCTACCCAAGACATTACGATATGTTAAAATAAAAGTTATGATAGCAACAAAATTATCAAGAGAATTCTTAGAAGAACAATTATCTAAGTTAACACCAAAGAGATACAATCAATTTGTGTGGTGGAGACGTTACGAAGTTAGACAAACCTTATCAGAAAAAGCTCCGCTATATGATAAATTGTCAAATGGTGATTATGAGCACTCTGATTATTACTATCAAGCTCAAATGGAAAATTATCTATTAGAAGACAAGATCAAAGACATTAAATACTACGAAGATCAACTAGAACATAGAAGTTTATTTGGAGCCAGATGGAAAAGACTAATGGACGATTATGAAAAGGATGAGAAAGAGATTATGAGAAAAATGAAGAAGGACTTCAAAGGTACGTTTGGTATATCTGGTGATGAGTTAGAGCTTATTATGCAGGACTTTGACGGTAACAATTTAGAATTATATATACACGTAAGAGAGCTGACCAGACAGCGCCGATTACAAAATTTACAATTAATATGAAAGTACAATTCACAGGAAGTTTTTTCGAAAGTCTAAAAACATTAAATAGAAGAGATCGTTGGTACAACAAACTTTGGAGAACTATTAGGTACAACGTACCAAATTTTTTAAAGAACATTTGGTACTTCAGAGCAGAGCTTTACGATTTTGAACCTTGGGACTACAGATTTAATTTAAACCTATTTCAAAAGTCTTTAGAAGCTACCGCTGATTTTTTAGAAAAACATGGAATAGAAGAAGACCAATCTCGCATGAAGAAAGTTGCTAAAATAAGAAGAGTAATTGAGCTATTGAAAAATGATAAAGCTAGCAGTTGGATAGAAAAAGCTGAAGCTGAATTAGGAGAAATGAAAAATACAAACGACTGGT